CAATGTCATCTCTTCAAGCGTAAAACGAGATTTGTCAAACGACACTGGTGGAAGCGCTAGTTTCAAGGTTGATAGCGATCTTGGAGAGTTGTATGTTCGGACGTATCTCGTCACGACACAATACCGAATTACAGAACGTCATCCTCTTGGCACTCATTTGTGTCAGACGACTGGCGAAGGATTTGACGGAAAGACCAAAAGTATTACTCTTGATGCTTACACGCCTTTGTTGGAACTGAAAGACAACAGACCTCCAATAGGATATTCTTTGGCGTCAGGAATTAATATACTTAATGTAGCAACAAGCATAGTATCAGAGAATTGCAGAGCACCGGTAATAGGTGGAAGCAGTGATAAAACATTACCCACGCCTTTTGTGTCTGAACTGAATGACACATGGTTTAGTTTTCTCAGTGATTTGCTTGCTTGTGCTGGATATTTTCTGGATTGCGACGAAATGGGACGTGTATTGTTTGTCCCATATCAGGATAGTAATTCTCTTCAGCCTGTATGGAAGTTTGACGATAATAACAGTTCTATATTACAGCCGGACTTCGACATTGACAGAGATCTTTATGGTATTCCGAACGTTTTGGAGGTTGTGTATACAAAAGACGATGGAACTTATATTTATTCCAAAGTTGAAAACAATGATCCCGACAGCCCTATTTCAACGGTAAATCGAGGACGAAGGGTCGTTGAGCGTATTACCGACCCAGAATTGAACGGCAGTACACCGACGCAAGCACAGCTTGATGGCTATGCTAAGCAAAAACTAAGAGATTTGTCCTCCCTTGAGTACACAGTTACCTACACTCATGGCTATTGTCCTGTTAGAGTAGGCGACTGTGTGTTTTTAAATTATGAACGCGCTGGAATACGAAGCACCAGAGCGAAAGTAACCCGTCAATCTATTTCCTGCGAGACTGGTTGTCAGGTACAGGAAACAGCAGTATATACAAAGAGTCTTTGGGGGTGATATTTTGGAACTTCAGGATAGCATCCTCAAAGACTTTGCGGATGCGGTAAACAGCAATGGTAATTCTACTACCAGTTCTCAGCATATATACGGTACGGTTTCCAGGGTAGTTGAGGACGACTTAGTTTACGTAAGAATAAATGGGTCAGAGCTTGAATCGCCGGCAAAAAGTCTTGTGAAGGTTGGCGTTAACGACACTGTAATGTGTACGATGCAAGCGCATACTTTGACTATTATCGGTAATATTAGTTATCCAGCATTGACTAGAATCGAAAATGTTTATATGACATTAACCGAGGAAGGACTGTTAATAGGTAAACTGGATGATGAAAATAAACCATATGAATCGTATATAGTGGTTGGGCCTTCTGGTACAAACGTTTATTCCATCAATAGTGATGGTGTTGGTGTTTTGGTGGCTTCTTTTGGCGAAACGTCACAGCTTGGGAAATCTTCTACAACACACTTAACGATGACCCCTAACGGTTTAGCTATTAGAAACGGCACTGATAACGGCGATTATATTCTTGCTAACTTTACTCCTACCGGAATGAGTTTCCGAGATAGTAACGGCAATGTACTAGCATCATTTACTAATGACACAATAAAATTAGGTCAATCTAATACCAGCGCCACGATTAACTTGTGCGGTGGACAAGTGCTTATCGGCTTATCTGGAACAATTATGAAGATATACGGCGGTTCAAATGTTGGCGCTATCGGAATATCGAATTCTTATAGTTCGTTTAAATCAGAAGTTGTTTGCGAGGCTAAGAGCGGTTCGCAAAGAGTTGCCATGCAGGTGCTGGATGGTAGCACTGCTACGGCATCATTTGTGTTAAGTAATAATGGTGCTAACGTTACGATTCCTTCTGGTAAAGCATTAACAGAAAACGGTAAAGAAGTTGCTAAACTCGACAAATTATTAGCGTTTGGAAGTATAACAGCGAGAGGATCAATACCTGGAGCAAATAATTCAGTTAGTCAGTATGGTGATGTAATTTTAGACCCTGGCGAAAAATCTGTAACAATAAACGTGAGTAATATTCCTACGGGTTATACATTATGCGGTGTTAGAGGAATAACGGCTCAAATATCGGATGTTCTCGTCGAGGGTTATTATTGTAATCCCAATAACAACAAATTAACTGTTACGCTAAAGAATTACGACTATAATGCTGTTACAACAGATGTTTATATTTATTGGTTTGCAATAAAGAATGCTGGAGTATCTACACAACCAAATCAATCGATTACATGGTAGAGGAATAAATGAATGACCTGGTCACAAATAATCATAACTATATTCACATCGGTTCTGGCGTCCTCTGGCCTATGGGCGTTTCTGGGCAGTCGTCTGGATCGCAGACTCGAACGACATTCGGCAGAGAAAGATCTGTTGCTTGGTATCGCCCACATGGAGCTGGTTTTCTACGGAATGCAGTACATCGAGCGTGGATGGATTTCAAAAGACGAATACGACACGCTGCAGGACTTATACAAGCCTTACAAAAAGCTTGGAGGTAACGGTTCCGGAACTAAGATCATGAACGAGGTAGAAAAACTGCCGTTAAAGGAGGGATAAATGAAAACGATTCTTACAGATAAAACTTACAACATTCTGAAATGGGTGGCACTTGTATTGCTGCCGGCTGTTGGCACTTTATATTTTGCACTGGCAGGAATTTGGGGTTTCCCCTACGGAGAGCAGATTGTAGGCACTATTACAGCGATTGACACCTTCCTAGGCGTAATTCTGGGTATCAGTACGGTGCAGTATAATAAGAAGGAGTAAGCTATGAGCAGGATCAATACATATCCGGAAGCTCAGTCTGTTGGCGCAGACGACTATTTAATTATAGATGGTAGCACCAATGGTACAAAAAGACTTCGTCCTAAAAACTTATATTCTGATGAAACTAAGGCGATTAAAAGTCTTAGTTTACAGAATATTTTGAAGAATGAGCCGATGGAAAAGGGTAGCCTTAATGGTGCCAACGGTCTTCCGACAAACAGTAACACGCGCGTCCGTACCGGCTATATAGATGTATCGTTTGCTAGTTATTTAAAAGTTGACGTTGTTACGGAAGGCTATAAATATGTTATTTATTTTTATAGTGATGTCGACGTGATGGTTAGATATTCGGTTGGTAGTTATTGGGTTGATTTTGCTAACTGGCACACGACGCCTTGCGTAATTCCACTGTTACCGACTATAAAATATATCCGAATAGCTCTTGCTGACACATCGGATTCTGCGGATATTTCTGTTTCTGATAATGATAAAGTATTGATGTTTTGTGATAATGCATTGATGCATCAAAAACGCAATCAGGATCAGTTGACAAAAATACAAAATTCATTTGCGAGTTCAAACACTGTTAAATTCGAACGCTTTATATGGGCTAATGGTACTACCGCGTATACTTCTAGTGTTCCTGCGATAGTTTATATAAACAAGTCGCCAAATCGAATTTGGTCTGGACTTATTGAATTACCAGAAATAGCTTCGATTGTAGAATTGGAAGCTTCAGACGGTTATAATTGCATATTAGATTATTTTGATGATGAGCTAAACCGATTAGTTCACTATGATTGGGCAACCTCCATAGCAAAAGATGTCCAAGCATCAGCTAAATATGCAATTGTTATAGTACGCAAAACCGATGATGCAGATATATCACCCAATGAAGGCATAAACATATCTATGGCTTTTGGGTTAAACAGCAATGTACAGTATGTAGAAAATATATCGAACAACTCATCTATCGATTTGAAATGGTCTATTGGGTCGTTACAGCCTGGTCAAGGAACTGAAACTGTTTCTACTTCTAGACTAAGAAGCCGATATATTCTTGTTGGTAAAGGTACTAGATTAATTCTTAAGAACTCTACCGATTATATTCATTTATTTTACCTTTATGATCTGAATAAAAGATACTTATCAGACGTTTCGTGGTCGCACAACAGTTTAGTTATTGATCAAGACGGATATATTCGTATTCTTACTCGCAAAGTCGATGCTAGTGACATATCTTCAGACGAAATAGATACCCTTGCTCAAAATGAGGTAATTGAAAGAGCTTTTCCTCAATCACTCATCGAGATGATAAACGACGAGGACATCGTCAAAGTCCCAACATATTTTGAAGAAAATTTGTCAAATGCAATTGCGTCTGTAAAAAATAATGTGTTTGATGCTGGGATCGATGGCGATAGTTTCGTATTTATTACTGATGTACATTGGCAATCCAACTCTAGGCATTCACCCAAACTTATTGAAAGAATCATTGCCAGTACAAATGTCGGAAGAATTATGTGCGGTGGCGATTTAATTGGAGGCGGCGAAAAGAGCGCTATGATAGATCTCATGGCTGACTGCGTAAACTCATTCAAAGGCATCGCACCTTTCTATGTTGTGTATGGCAACCATGATGGTAACGGTATTGGCGCGCCTTCTTCTTCTGATAATTTTACAAAAGGAAATACCTACGCCATCGCTCAGAAATCGACCGACACGATCATGAATTATGGCGATCTTTGTTATTTCTATTTCGATAACCAAACGACAAAGACCAGATATATTTGTTTGGACACTGGTGGAGGCGCGGCCGTTGCGTTAAGTGCAGCGCAAAGCGAATGGCTTAGCGGCGCATTAAACACTATGCCAAGCGGTTATCACGCATTAATATTTGCCCATATATATTACGAGCAGACCAACGGTTGGCATGTTGGATTACAGCCATCTGAATTGCAGAGAACTGGTTTTATGAATTCGGTATGCACAATTCTCGACACGTTCAATACAAATAACATTGATAAAAAAGTAGAAGCGATGTTCGGTGGCCATGTTCACATTGATTGTAATTTCTCGTCACCTGGAGGAATTCCTATTGTATTGTCAGATTGCGATACGCGTCAGACATTTACAACTGACGACGGAACAACGGCAAAACACGCGATCGGCACAGTTAATGAACAATGCTTTGACATTACAACTATAAATTATTCAACAAAAACTATAAAATGTGTTCGCGTTGGACGAGGAGTCAATAGAACCATCACATATTAAGGAGTAAACCAGGGGAAGAGTTATATCTTACGGTGAAAAGACCGGATACAATGACGGCGATTATTTGCTCCTTGACAATGGTGATGGCGGGACCAAGCGTATCCGAGCCGATCGGGTTGGCGTGCAGTTGGATTCTTCGTTGACTCAGCCTGGAATGGCTGCTCCGGCGGATGTTGTTGGTAACAGCATTGGCGATGTTAAAGGCATCACAAATGGGCTTTCTGCTAGAACTGACAATCTTTTTGACAAATACAATGCTGATATTGAAAACATTGTGGCTAATGGCACTAAAGTTAACAACCAGCCGTCAGCGAGGTCCGTGGTTATTCCGGTTAACATAACAGATCAGACACATGTTACAGTAACAAGAACAGTAATGTCTAGTCGTTTTACAGTGGCAAAGTTGACATCATATCCTGTTGTTGGTCAAGCAACCGCTGGAGCACTATCGGATAATTCAGCAGAATCATTAACTGTTTCCGTAGACAGCACAATCAAGTACATATCTATTTATTTTTGGTTGGAATCATCAGATACTTTAACGCCTAAACAGATTCTTGACGGTTTGATGGTTGAATATGGTAACGTGTATACGGGTTATCAAGAACCTTACAAACCTGCTAATCAAGATTCGCTTGATAACCTTATTACAATAACAACGGAGCCCAGCACAGAAGAAGTTGCTTTGAGTTTTGAAGCAGCCACTGGGTATTATTCAAAAAACAAAAGCTTTTCGACGTATGATGGCGTTACAACTGCCAAAATTGAAACTGTTCCGGGAGATAGGTATTTTCTTAATTCGCGTTCGTATTATAATGCTGCCATAGCTTGTTTACTCGATTCTTCCAATGCTGTTAAACAAACAATATGGATCGATAACTCAACGGCACAACACAGAGATATTTCGATCACGATACCAGAAGGTGTATCGTATCTGTTAATTCAGCGATTATATAATTACAGCCCTACGACATTACGAAAAATCACGGCCATAAGAAATAAGTCAATTAAAAGCGTCTTAAATGGTAAAAACATTACGCTTATTGGCGATTCCATTACAGAGAAGAACGGAACGGCTAGTACGAACTGGGCTTTATATATGGGCGATTGGTGCGGAGCAAATATTCAAAATCTTGGGGCAAGTGGTACCGGATTCATTGCAGGTAACGCGAACCCGTATCACAATAGAATTACTAGGATTAGTAACCCCGATATTATCGGCGTTGCATTATCGTTTAACGACATGAGCAATACGATTGCTGATTTAACAACCGCGGCCGAAACATTCTTTGACGATTTAATTACAGCATATCCTACCGTTCCGATTGTTTGTTATGTACAGAGTCCTTGGTCAGCATATCATCCAGGAGTTGAAAAAAGCGATCAATGGGTCGCTGCTCTGCGGTCTATATGTCATGTTCGAGGAGTACCGTTTTACGATGATATGTATAATGGTTCAGCACTTAAACCCTGGCTTGCCGCAAATCGTGCTGTCTACTATATGAATGATGGAGAAGGGAGTAGCGGTCAAGAGGATTGGGTGCATCCAAACAGCGAAGGACACAAAATAATAGCAAGGCATCTATATCAAAAATTCGCAGAAAACATAATTGCAACTGGGATCGATTACTTGTCATAACACCCAACTCACACACCCAAACTCTGCTCTAAAATGGTAGAGTCACGTAAAAGGGATGGTTTGCCGCAAAGCTTACTGTCCCTTTTATTTTTTCGCCTCACATGCTATACTGGCTCTGGGCGGACTCTATCAAGGAGGTGTCCGTTGGGAAAAGACTTAAAAGGAAAGGAACTCGGTAAAGGTGTCTGTCAGAGGAAAGACGGATTATATTCTGCTAGGTGTACACAGCACGGTCAGAGTTATGGACGCTATTTCAAGACAGCTAAAGAAGCCAAGCAATGGCTGAAAGAATTCACAGCCAAGCCGAGGAGTGCGCTAAATTTACACATAGTGTTATGGGAGGAAACCCGAAATTTGAATCGAAAACTAATTCAGAAAGGAGACAAAGATTATGAAAAAATTTATTGTAACAATTCTTCTCACCCTGATGGTGGTGATGATGACTGGTTGCGGAGGCAAAGCTAAAGCAACAGTACAGATCGACCACTATCCTGGAGGGGTGGAGGAAATTGGAATCGAAGAAAATGAAACTGAGGAAATCGAAGTCGAAAAGATCGAGAAAGGAGGTGAACAGAATTCGAAATTCGAGGGTCGTAAAAAGATCCTCCCCTGGTAATGATAAAAAGGGAGTCGCTAAGATTTACAGCGGCTCTTTTTTCTTGCCCTAAAAAATTCACGGTGGGAAATTTTGAAAATTCATTTTAAGGAGATAGCTATGAGTTTATTTGTTTCAGCAGTGTGTATTATTTTTGCATGTTTAATAGGAGTTTGGGGAGGCGTCATGCTTCGAATGCACTATGAAGAAACGACGCAGAAACACTACGGCAAACTGATTATTGTCCGAGATGAGACCGACGGACAGACCTACACCGCTTTAGCCATGGATCCGCTTGTCATGAGTGCTTTGGAGGATGGGGGCCATGTTGAACTGGCTGTCGAAGTACGCCAAGAAAACAGTTTCTATAATGGGTAACACGTTAACCTATGCACAGAAAGGAGGCTCGATATGAGCAAGGAAAAGGTTAACTCGTCACTTGAAACCCAGATTCTGGATGAAATTTCTCATCTTAATGAACTGGATAAGGATTCGCAGGAATATGATGCCGGCGTAAGAAACGTTGTGGAGCTGCATAAGCCATATCTTGAACAGATCAAGGCTCAGCAGGCGGCAGAAATCAAAGATCGCGAACTCTCGTTGGAAGAAGCAAAACAGGAACTCGAGAAGCTTAAAGCTGAAAAGGCTGCCGAGGAACGGGCTAAACAGCAGGAGCTGGAGGAAGCCCGTCTGGAGTTCGAGAAGCAGAAAGCTGATCGAGAGGCACTGGAAGCTTTTCGTGCGAGAAAGGCACGCGAGAAGAATGATGTTGCAACGCTCAAAGAGAACCACGATCAATTCATGATTAAGACCGTGGCAGATTGCGCTTTACATCTTGCTGACATGACGTTCTTGGGTAATTTCCTTGGACGGTCATTTGAGTTTGAGGAGACCGGAACTTATGGGTCTCTGACGACGAAGGAGGTAATCAAACGGTTACCTTTCCTGGGCAAGAAGAAATAATGATGTAACCCATTAACCCGGCAGGGGTCGCTTGAAATACAGCGGCTCTTGCCTTTTATTTTTTCTAAGGAGGTCGCATGAGGTATCACTACGAAAAGCCGGAAGCCTGTACTCCTGTGTTTGGAGAGATTTATATTTGTAATCATCCGGTCTATTCAAAATGCACACTATTCAGAGAAGGCGACAGAGGTTTAGCCGTCGTTCAGCAGCGCTACAGCAAAACTACCAAACGAACATGGTGGACACAGATCGACGACTATTTTAGAAACCCGATATATTTACATCCAAAGTTCAGAGCATACTTCGAACGGATGTCTGGTCCTTGTGTTGCTGGTCTTTATCCTACTGTAACCATTAGACAGTTGATGTGGGCGTTAAAAATGAAACCTATGCGTCGGGAAGTATGGGAAACATGTTTCGATTATTCGCCGTTTTAGAAAGGAGCGTAATGAGGGATATTTTGAAAATTAGGACTTATGCTGTAAAGAAACTGGTGTCTATTGCTTTATCGAGGATGCTTAGCAAAAAACTGGGTTGCACCGTGAAAATTTGGATGGATGACCTCGATATTACGAACGCTGAAGGTGAGGATGCTCATATTGCATTTTCTGGCAAAGCTACAGTGCCGTTTGACAAAATTACGATAATTTAAATACGCATTTTTTACAACTCCTTATATGAGACCAGAAGGTCGTTGGCAATTATTTGACACTGTATAAGGAGGTGTGGAATGTTTAGACTTATCGTTAAGATGTTGGAAGCATGGGACGAGATGTTTAAGGAGGCACAGGCCGCAGGAGCGGTCAAAATTGGCAATGAGTGAAAGGAGGAACTAGGAGACATGATTTCAACTGGAACATTAATCCTGATCATTATCTGCGTGATTTGTATTGTGGGAGATATTAACAACTCTCACAAGTAATAACGCCAGATAAGTGATCGGGACTAGGGGACACAGAAACATCGTGCTCTCCTAGTTTTTCTTTTGCGCAGATTTTACACCTCCTTATATGGACGGATAGAATCCGTTCGGCTAACTTTTAAATTCTTTAATTCAGAAAGGAGCACATTATGAAGATTCCGTTTAGCAAAAAGAATGAAGTAAGTAAAAAGGAAATGTGGACTGTTATGGTCCCGCGTGACAAATGGGTCAAAGCGGCTCAGCTGCTGCACGATCAGTGTGGAAGAGACCACATCGTGGTTGAAAACACAGAAGACGAAGAGCAGCTCAAGGTGCTTGTGAGCTTTTGGAGCTCGCGGGAACAGTGCGCGATTTACCTGGCGCGTCTCATTCAGGCAGGAATTGAGGTTGTGTACGAGGATGAGGAAGAGGGTGAAGAATCCGAAGAAACAAAGGAGGTCAAGAAAAAGAAGTAAGCTGGGAATAACTACCCCAGCATGAAACTCAGGGAGAGTGAGTTAGGCGGAAAAGCCGAAAAAACTTGCTCTCCCGTTTCTTTTATATTTTGCAAGGAGGTATCTATGAAACTGAAGTTTCTCAAAGCAAAGCTGCCTACGATATTGTCTGCGATAGCGTGTTTAGGTGTTGTGGCTACAGCAGTATCGTCGTCCAAGGCAGCTGTGAAGGCAGAAAAAGCTGAAAGTACAGGTGAAAAGGTGAAAACTTATATTCCTACAGTGGCGTTAGCAGCCGGAACAATGGCGTGTATCTGTGGGTCTAACTATATTAATAGGAAGAGACAGATGTCGTTAGCTGGAGCCATCACAATGCTGAATGCCGAGTATGCCCGCTATCAGAATGCAGTGAGAGAAACATATGGTGAAAAAGCACATCAGCAGATGCTAACCATGGCAAAGTGTAATCCGCCTGATGTATGGGTACCCGGCTTATGTACAACGTCGATGCTTATTCCTAATGATCTTCAGGAGAATGAAGTAGTTAGAACTTTCTATGATGCCCGTTCAAAAAGATATTTCGAATCCACTTTGAGCAAAGTATTAGAGGCTGAGTATCACTATAACCGAGATTATACAGGAAGCGGAGAAGTAGATTTCAATGGATTTTACGAATACCTAGGACTTGAACCGGTTAAGGATGGTGAAGACGTCTTCAATGTCGAAGGCGGACTATGGTGGGTCGACTTCAACAACCGGCTTGAGCGTCTTGATGATGGTATGGAGGTCATTGTCATCGAAACAGAATTCGGTCCAGAGAATCCGACAGAGTACGACTAACTGCAGTCCGCAGATTTTGCACTTACTTATATGAGAAAATCTATAGAAAGGAGGACGAATGATGGTGACAATATTTGGGTTGTCCGTTATGGCATGTGTTGCTATAGTCGCTGTCACATTGACGGCGATCGTACAGATAAACAACATTATCCGTAAGGACAAAATGTACCAGAAACGAATCAGCAAGAAGAAATAGGTTTTACTCAGAACATGAACAGAGGGCTCACTGTGATATTTGCAGTGGGTCTTCTGTTTGCTTTGCACGAAAGGAGACAAAATGAAGAAATGGGATCTTGTAGCAATCGGAGCTGAGGTGCTTGGCGCCATCTGTACAGTAGTTGGATTCTTAGCCGCCGCTAAGAAGTCGGAAGGATTAGAAGACACGGTCCACCGCTTAATGTTGGAGGACAAGTCCAATGACAGGAAAAGAAAGAATTAAAAGAAGACGCGGTGTGTATTGCGCTAACTTATATTTGTTAGACATGCCAGATCCAAAGTATGTACGAAATAAAGATGAGCGTAGACAAGCGTCGTATGCTCGATCAACAATGTTGTATTTGCGCAAACTGTTCGAAGAAGACCCTAGCAGAACGCCTCGTCAGATAACATTATTGTTTATCGATTCCGTAAGTAAGAAAAGAGGTGTGCGGTATTCCATAGCATATGATACCGCTGTTGATTTCTTCGATAGGTTTTACATGCTATAGCACGCGAGAAAACTTCGCTCTTTTATGAGAGAGTGCACACTCTCTTGAGTTTATATTTATCACGAAAGGAGTATCTATGAAACTAAAAGGTTTGACGAGAGCGTTTAAGTCTCTTGGAAAAGTGCTCGCCGGTCATGGTCCTCAAGTTGCTACAGGCTGTGGAATCGCTATCGGATTCGCGGCAGGCATTGCAGCCGTCAAAGCAACTCCAAAAGCCATTAAGAAGCTTGAAGAAAAAGAAGAGGAGAAAGGCGAGCCTCTTACGGTTGCAGAGAAAGTAAAGACTGCTGGTCCGTGTTATATTCCGGCTATAACAATGTCGGCCGCCGCAACAGGCTTCATCATTGCTGGTCATCGCGCTACAGCCAGACAAGCGACTGCATACGCGGCAGCATATTCCCTTTCAGAGCGGATGCTCCAAGAGTATAAAGAAGCCACGAAACAGATCGTTGGTGAAGAAAAAGAAAAAGAGATCGCCGAGCGGGTTGCGGTTCAGCAGGTAGAAAAGAACCCTCCGGCTCCATCAATGCTTATCGTTACAGGTAAAGGAAAGCAATTATGTCTCGATAGACCTTCGCAGCATTATTTCTACTCTAATTCAGAGAAGATTCTACAAGCAGCTAAACGGTTGAACGATCGTTTTGTAGGTGCAGAAGACTTCATACCATTGACAGACTGGTATTACGAGAATGATATTACCGATGCAAAGGATATGAAGATTGCAGAAGATATAGGATTCAACCGAGACGATGGTCCGATTGATGTTGAGTTTACGTCAACGCTCGGAACAGGTGATTTCGAGAACATACCAATTCTGGTTGTTGATTTCAGAATTGCGCCTAAACCTTGCAAGAATGCGTTCGGAGGGTATAACTTCTCCTAGTACGCACGTTTTGCAGGTTCTAATATGGACAGTATGGTTGCTGTCCGGTCACATTAACCATCAATAAAAAGGAGGAAAAAATATGATGGACGAAATGAACATGGAAACAATGGACAACACTGTTGACACTGAGGAAGTCCTCGACACAGAGATTGTTGAGGATGATGCTGATTATGATGTTGTTGATACACCAACATCAGATAACCACGGCATGGTGAAGACTGTAGGAAAGGCCCTCGTTGGTCTTGGACTGGCGGTTGGAACTGCGCTTGGAATCAGAAAGGCGTATCGACACAGTAAGGGAAAATACATCACCTCGACACCGGCAGGACTGATTCGGTGCAAGTGATTCCGAAGTTTCGTCCGCATACCCAAAGAGGGTAGCGTGACAATAACCAGGAGAGCCTGGAGCGAGATTCGCTTCGGGTTCTCTTTTTGCTTTGTTTATATTTTCAAGGAGGACTGCTATGTTC